GCGAGCCTTGCGGGCTTGGAGAGCTATCTGACTTACGACCATCAGTCTGCTGGGTTGGCGGGGACTGGCAGCGTCAGCCTTGTCAATGGCAACCTGATTTTCTCCCATGCGGATACCGCGATGAATGGCAATCGTCTGCCGGTCTCGATTACGCACTATTACAATTCTTGCGACAGCGACAAAGACGAGTTCGGCATGGGCTACGGCTGGCGAACTTCGCTGCATCAGACGCTGCATAAGGTGCTGTACAATGGCGAAGTGGCGTTCGTGTATACGGACGGCGACGGCACGGAACACTTCTTTAAGAAGAACGAGAGTGACCAAAAGAAGTATTCCGACCAGTCGGGTTTGTCTCTGACGCTGGAAGTCGGGGATGAGAACGTCACGATTACCGACAAGGGCGACAACGTCATGACGTTCCCGCTGGTGAGCGAGATCCCGACGGAGGATGCGCCGGAAACCGCGAAGGTGCTGATTCAGAAGATTCAGGATGCGATTGGCAACGAAGTCACGGTGACGGCGCTGGCGGATTCGCTGCTGAAAATCGCATCTGTGACGGACGGCGCTGAACGAGTTACGACGCTCCATTACACGGATGGTCGGTGCGACCGGATTCAGACACCGTGGCAGGATGCGGAAAATTGTGTCCGTTTCAAGTACGAGAACGGCGCGCTGGTGAAAATCCGCCATGAAGATAACCGCGCGAGCGAATATGTATATAATGAAGAAATCGGTTACCATTTGCTGAAAAAGGCATATGGTGTGGACGGCGCTTTTGTGGAATATGCGTACACGAACACGGGCAAAAATCGCGTTGACGGCCTGCCGCACTGCATCACCCACGCGACCGTGACGGGCACGAAGAATGGCACGATGCTGACTGCGGCGAACGTCTCGTACACCTACGGCAACCATATGGCGCTGGTCAAGGATGAAATTTCGGGCAAGACGCTGCGCTACCATTTCAACGATGATGGCAATCAGGTCAGTGTTGACGACGAGCTGGGCTACGCGATGTACACCCGATACGACCGCACCGACGACAACGCGAATGCGCCGATTAACCACGCGACGGAGCGCTCCCGGATGCAGCGGGTTGTCAGAAATTTGCTTCTCGACCCGATGTGCGAGGAAAATAGCAGTGTTTGGGAGAAGAGCAGCACGGGCACGATTACGCGCGACCAGTCCACACGGCAGTTTGGTCTTGTTTCGTATCGGCTGACGATTTGGTCGAGTGCCTGCGTGTATGTTCGTCAGGCGGTGACACTCACGCCGGGCAAGTCGTACACGCTGTCGGGCTATGTCCGATCTGGTGCCCCGCGCGGTGTGATGCGCGTTGCGTACGCGGTGGGTAATGAGACGTTCACGTTGGATTCCGAACCGGGCAAGGTCTGGGAAAAGACGGATAACATGCCGTATGAGCGTGTGTCTGTGTCCTTCACGCTGCCGGAGAACGCAGAACCTGAGGTTTACTGCATGGCGTACTGCGACATGCAGAACGGATTCGCGGGCGGCAGCTGTTGGTTCGATGCAATGCAGTTGGAAGAAGGGCTTACGCTGAATCACTTCAATATGGTTCAGAACAGCGACTTTTCTGCGGTCGGCACGGATGGCAAGCCGAAGGCATGGACGATTGGTAAAAACGATGCATCTTATGTTGAAGTGCTGCCTTTGGAGGCACCGAAGGATGAATTTCACGCGCCGGACTGCCTGAAACATGACAATACGCAGAAAATTCGTCTGGCAGGCCGCTACGACCGCACGGTAACGTATTACCAGCAGTTGCGGCACTACGGCAAAATCGGCGACCGCTTCACGGTGGGCGGCTGGTGCAGCTCGTTCGCGAAGAAGAACGATCCGGACAATTCCGTTTACTGCCGAATTACCGTTCAGTTTACTTCCACTGACCCTGTGACGGACAAGAGCTACTGGGCGACGGGCGGCTCTGCGGTGTTCAACGCGGAAGATGGCAACTGGCAGTTCGCGAGCGCGGGCATTGTTGCGCCCAACAACTGCACCTATATCCGTGTGGTCTTGCAGATGAATCGGCAGATGAATTTCGCGGATTTCACCGGCATCTACCTGTACCCGGAAGCGTTTGGTACGCAGTATGTTTATGACAAAAACGGCAACCGCAAGACGCGGAAGATGCTCTACGGTGGTCAGGAGAAGTCGGAGTTCGACGATGCGGACAACCTGACGAAGCACACCGCCGCGGGTCGCACGGTGTCCAGCACCTTCCATTACGGCGATACAGAAGAGGAGCAGAAGAAGCATCTGCTGCTGAAAAGCATTGCGCCGCTGGGCAGTGTCGGCGTCTTCACTTACGATGCGTTCGGGAATCCGCTGACGAGTCAGGTGCAGAATGCGGATGCGAATCCGAGCTACTTCATCCGCGGCGAGACTTCGTACACGGATGACGGCAACTATGTTACCGAGCAGAAGGATGCGCGCGGCAAGATTGTGCGTACGGAAACCGATCCGCAGCGCGGCACGACGACGAGCGTCACCGACGCGAAGGGACAGACGGTGACGTATGCTTACGACAATCTGCGGCGAATTGTAAAAACTTCTGCAAAAATGGGTGCAGAAGCAGGACTTCCGACAGTACATAACGAATATACCTATGACGCAAAGCGTGGGAATCTGGTCGAAATCCGTCACAATACGGACGGGAACGCCGCGAACGACGTGGTGTATACTTTCGAGCAGGACGCGCTGGGTCGCCAGACGGCGGTCAAGGTCGGGAATCAGACCTTGTCGCAGAGCCAGTATCAGAACGACCCGACGAAGCCGAATTTCGGCACGTTGACCGCGACGACATACGGCAACGGGGCGAAAGTCAGCAGTCGGTACGACGATTTCAACCGCGTGACGGGGGTGGTGTACGGCGAGAAAACCGCGCCGAGATACGAGTACGACTACAACGCGAAGGGGCAGGTGGCACGAGTCCGCGACAACCTGCTGAATCGGACGACGCAGAGTGAATACGATTTGGCGAATCGCCCAGTGCGCGTAAAGACCGCAGAAGTTGGTCAGCATGTGTACACGGGACAGGTCGCATACGACAACGTGTACGGCAATCTGAGCGAATTTACGGAGAAAGTGGGTGAAAATCGACAGGAATTCGGGACGAAATTCGGCTATGATGACGAAAATCGTCCGACGTCGCTGACGTACAGTGCAAGCGGCAAGGAAATCGGGCAGAGCACGACGACCATTGACAAGCTGAATCGAACGACGTTCTCGGCGGTTAAGCTGGGCAGCAAGACGTTCACGAGCGAATACCATTTCGCGGCGGGCGGATACGGCACCGGCAGTGTGACGAATCTCGTTTCGTCGATTACCCAGCCGGGGTGCAACTGTGGTTACGGCTACGACGACAATGGCAACATTGCGAGCGCGACGCTGAACGGCAAGTGGACGGGCTACACCTACGATGCGCTGGGGCAGCTGGTGCAGGTCAACGACCGCAGCGATACCCGTTCCGGCGAAAATGGAACGACGTGGAAGTACACCTACGACCTCGGCGGCAACATCCTGAAAAAGGAACGCTTTGCGTATGCCGACACGACGACTCCTCTGGAAACCGTTACCTACGAATACGGTGATGCGGCATGGCGCGACAAGCTCACGGCGGTCAACGGAAACGATATTGCCTACGATGCGATTGGCAATCCGCTGAACGACGGAACGTGGACGTACACTTGGCAGAACGGCCGGCAGCTGCAAAAGATGCAGAAGCCGGGCGTGACGGCAGAGTTTGTGTACAACGCGGACGGCTTGCGTGTGCAGAAAACGGTCAATGGCGTGGCGACGAAGTACACGCTGCACGGCAAGAATGTTGTGCATATGACTTCCGGCACGGATGAACTGCATTTCTTCTACGATGCACAGAACCGCCCGGCGGTGGTGGTGTACAACGGCATGGCGTATGCGTATGTTAAGAGCTTGCAGGGCGACATTGTTGCGATTCTGGATGAAAGTGGCAACGCCGTCGTCAGCTACGGCTACGATGCGTGGGGCGCGCCGCTGTGGTGCACCGGTGAGCTGGCGGAGACGCTGGGCAAGGTGCAGCCGTTCCGCTATCGCGGGTATGTGTTTGATGAGGAGACGGGGCTGTACTATCTGCGGAGTCGGTACTATAATCCGCAGCAACTTCGATGGATTAATTCCGATAATATTATAGCAGTCAATAGTGGTTTCACAGCAGCTAATAATTATGTATATTGCGGAAATTCACCGATTAATCGCTATGATGCCAATGGACGCTCATGGAAGGATGTAGTCCGAGGACTGATACATAGAGGTAACGAGTGTCTTATGTCATTGGGAGTTGATACAACGTCCATTGGAGCTTTTCTTCTTATGATGGAAGAAGAACCAGCGGATTCGGGAATTTATCATGCAAAGGAGAATTGCTGGCAGCAGTATTTTGGGTATAACGATTTATATGACTATGCCTTTGATATAGGCACGGATATGCAGCGAGTTAAATTCGACTTTGTATGCAATGGTACATCTTACGTTCTCTGGGCGTGGAAGGGCGATTATATTAATTTAGGTGCAGGTGCAGAATTGGGTATCTATACGGGGGACAACTTCCAGAAAAATGTAAATACCCGCTTGGCTATGCCAATGAGATTAACACTGTCATATAATGGCGCTGAGATTATTAATTATCACCCAACAGCTGAACAGTGGTGGATTACGGGCTTTAATTCGAACTATATGCGGGTAAAGGCATGTGACCTAACAGCAACGTTTTCGGTGAGGTTCACAGATCAGGAAATGTATGATGCGTTTTATGGCACATGGAACAATAGAGAACAGGACGGCTGTCGATGGGTTTTTGATGGGACAACGTGCACAGCTACATTGCGTTTTTGAAACAAATAGGAGAGAAAAAATGATGAAAGAGCTAATAGCCATGTTCATGACGTTATGCTGCTCACTGGTACTAAGCTCGTGCAATATCCCTTCAGCGCGGAGGCGCTTTTTTACCTATCCTATGAAAGAAATATTGAATGATACATTCAGCGAATTTATTCACCATCTGAACCAACATGACGCGCAGGCAATGCTGGCAATGTTTTCCGCATCGGCTGTCGAAGAACAGCCGCTATTGTTGGATGAAGTAGATGCGATGATTGCACACTTTCCAGATCCCGTGACGATTACAGAAGCAGCCAGTGGAATTGGGCAGTCTTCCAGTACAACTAATGGGGAAAATCGAACAAAAGGAATAGGTAACTTTAGCATAGAGTCTAATGGTGTGCGTTACTACGTTTTCTTATCTATCTGTACGGAGGATTCTGCAAACAAAGAGGAAGTGGGTATCATTGAACTATCCATCATTTCAGTAGACAACTATCATGATTCTACTCTCTTCGGAGGCGATCCAGAAAGAAAAAAGGGAATTAACATTCTCGAATAATGCTTTTGCCTCATACAATGGAGCAAGTTTTTACCCCAAAAGTTCATGTAATAACTTATAGACTCTTCTCATAAACAATATTGCAAGTGCTTTTCTGTATTTAGGAAGCGCACGGCGGCACACAACCGACACCCACTCGGCTGTGTGCCGCTTTTTCTATGCCTGAAAATTTTCTTTATTTTCGCGTTTCAGAAACTGAAATTCAGGCAGCCCGGAAAGGCTTGCATTGCCCCGATTCCCAAGTGGACGGCAAAGAAAAAAGTCCTGAATCCCTTGGAATTACTGGGGTTCAGGATTTCAGTTTCTGGTTTTGAATTCGCGAACTTTTCTGCTATGATGAGGGCACGAAACAACGACAGGAGGTTTGCGGAATGAGCATTGCATGGAACTATCTGGACAAGCGGAGCGCGGCAATGGCGGCGCTGAAAGATTATCGCAGTATGAAGGCGATTCTGGCGACAACGGCGGAGGAGATTGCGAATGTGCGGCAGGACATGGTTCGCATTGGCGGGATGCGCTTCGAGGAGTCGGCGCATGGTGCGCGAAATCCGCAGGCAGGCGAAAACCAGATCCTGCATGGAATTGCGGAAATTGATGTGCTGGAAGAGCGGAAGCGGCAGGCGGAAGAGTTCATGGCGTGGTTTCAGCCGGCGTGGGATGCGCTGGGGGAGGACGAAAAAACGGTGCTGACGATGTTCTATCTATCAGAAAATGGGAAAACAGACGCGATAGAGGAAATCAGCGAGCGGTTTTGCGTGGAGCGGAGCTCCGCCTACAAGAAGAAGGATCGCGCGCTGGCGCACTTGGCGCTGCTGCTGTATGGGAGGTGAAAGGGGAGGAGAAGTTGATAGATGATATTGACAGGACAATCACATTATGTTACAAAAAACATGGAAAACTTTACTGCAAATATATCTAATGCTGATTTTTGCAGCAATAAATGAACTTCAGAATAATCTGAAGCTGAAAGAAGTGGAATTGTGAAAGCAAATGGCAATAGGGTGGTGACAAGAGGCAATTCTGACGCAACAGAGCAGATTAGGAAAACGCGAATGCCCCCCAAATACATCACACCTGTTTGCTCAAATGCTGGTCAAAAGGCTAACACTTTCCATATGTACATAATGACTGTGATTGCAAGACCAGCAGCTCAATTGCTTTCTTTGAACAGTCAAAATGTATGTGCGAAAAAGATAAATCCATAGAGCTGTCTGACGGTCAGGATTAGTTCTCAAAAGAGAACTATTTCTGACCGCTTTTTTTGTAACAAAGAGCCGTATGCAGAATCCCTTCGGAGCCGGCATCCCCGAAGGAATTGCCGAATACTATTTTCTGCATTTGCCTGCGCCCGCTGCTTGCGCCTTTTTCCTTCTGCCGTCCGCTCATTCCACTTAGCGTAGCGCTGCTACGCTGCGTTTCATTCGCGTTAGGCAGAAGAAAAAATTCGCGGCGCATCAGGCGCATTCTCATTTGAAAATAGTATGCTGAAGGATACGGCGCATATCAGCATCAGCCGAGGCAATGGCTGCTGCCAACCAAATGAATGGAGAAATTCATGATGGTAGGCGGCACTGTTCAGTATACCCTTCTTTTGCGATTTTCTCCATTCGAGACAAAGGAATGGAGGAAAAATTGCAATGTCACAAGGACGTTACGTTTGGATTGCAGGGAAGAAAGTATATCTGAATCCGGAGCTGCAGAAGGAATGGGACAAACTCATCAACAAGGAACGTTATAGAGCTCGTCAGGAAAAAATCTGCGGACAGGCGGATTACCGTCGCTGCAATGGGGATTGCTTCGTGTGTCCATGGCGCAAGGAAGGAATTGTTGTTTCGTATGAAACGGAACACTTTGCAGAAGGGTTCGGCAATGACAATGCAGCGCGCGGCTATGGCGTTGTGAATTGCGAATCGACGCTGGAGGAAAAGTACATCGCGGAGGAACGATACAACACACTGTGTGCCCGAATCTATCGGTATGCAGATTCTGCGTATCCGGATGGTGCGAAAATTATTGCGTGCTACCTCAATGGTGAAACGCTGGAAAGCACTGCGAAAGAACTGCATCTTACGGTCAGGGCAGTGCATTGTCTCGTGATAAGCTGACGAGGAAGATGGCTGCGCTGGTTCAAATGGGCTATGTTCAGATACAAACAGCGCGGGACGGTTCTATCGTTACCGTATCGAACTGGCTTGAAAATCAGACCGCTGGCGGTATGAAAATAAGGCTACTCTGTCCCGAAAATCAGTACGCAGACGGTACTGAAATAAGCACGCCGTGTGCTGAAAACAAGTCCATATGCGGTACGAAAGAAAGAGCGGAAAACGGTGCAAATGCGCATTTTTCAGCATTTGCACATCGCAGGCGGCTTGAAAATCAGCACACCCAGCAGCAATATAATAATAGTAATACGATAGATACACTATCTCATTATCCGGATGAGTTTGAAAAGCTGTGGTTTGCTTATCCGGCTAATCGCAGAAATGACTGGGATGAGGCCTTTCGCGTATATCAACAGGCGCTGCGGCATGGTGCGACGCTTGAAATAATCATGACAGCGCTTGAAGCAGCCAAAAGTTCTATCGCATGGACGAAAGATGGCGGGCAGTATATCCCCGGCATTAGCAAATGGCTTCAGCGCGAGCCGTGGAGAGAGGCGAATCTACAAAAAGCGCAAAAGGAGAATCAAGAACAGTGGAACTCGCAGTAAAGTGGCTGTCCTTGCTGCATGAACCGGATGCAATCATTGAAATCAGGAGTATAGACCCTAAGCCTACTGTCAGCGGTTATTTTCGTGCGGACAGTCCGCGCATTGTTGCTGAATTGGCAAAGTATCCGAATCGAACGTTTTACCAGTCGCTGAACCCCGTCAAAAGTGCCTGCTATGCGCGTGCTCAGCATGAACGTCTGGTAGAACGTCCGAAGGAAACAACGTCTGACAATGACATCATAGGATTTCAATGGATTTTGATTGATGCAGACCCAGTCCGCCCCAGCGGTGTCAGTGCATCGGCAGAAGAAAAGGAAGCAGCACACGCTGTTGCTGGAAAGACAATGAAGAGGCTGATGGCAACGGGATTCAGCGAGCCAATTGTTGCAGACAGCGGCAATGGCTATCATCTGCTTTTTAAGGTGCATATCAGCACGGATGACCGGCAAGTGGTTGCGGATTTTCTCTCTGTGCTGGACATGTGGTTCAGCACAGACGAGGCAAAAATTGATACGGCGGTGTATAACCCATCAAGAATTACCAAGCTGTATGGAACAATTGCAGCGAAAGGAGCCCATACGCCGGAACGTCCGCACCGACAGAGCTGCATCATCCGCTATCCGGAGCAGATTCGAGAAACACCCATTGCGCTGGTCAAGAATATTGCAGCGGAACTGCATCAAGCGGCGATACCGACAGAAGCTCGGCGTTCCGGCAAAGAAAGCACTTGGGACATTGAGCATTTTCTTTCCGCACATGGCGTGGAGGTGGAGAAAAAAGTAGCCATCAGCAGCGGTACAAAGTACCAATTAGCACACTGCCCGTTTGACGATTCGCATCAGCACGGAGATGTCGCCGTGTTTGCGTACCATCAAGGCGGTTTCGGATTCCACTGCTTCCATAACAGCTGCGCCGGATACCATTGGCATGAGTTCCGGCAGAAGGTAGACCCGGCAGCTTACAGCAGCAGCCCTTATGCAGTAACGCCTGCTGTGCCGACAGCAAAAGTCAGCACGGCGGAAAATTCTCCACTGCTTGGCAAGGCGAAGGCACGGATGCTGGACTTTGCAGAGATTCCGAATGTAGACCGCAGCAAAATTGTGGTGATTCGGTCACGGCTCAGTTCGCTTGACGCAAAGATAGGGGGATTCAATGCAGGCGAAATGTCCATTTGGAGCGGGGGCAATGCTTCGGGTAAGTCAACGCTCGTCAGTCAGATTGGTCTGGCAGCTGTATCGCAGGGATATAAAGTCGCGCTGTTTTCAGGAGAAATGACGGCATCACGGATACGAGAATGGATACTGCTTCAAGCAGCAGGCCCGGACTATGTAATGCCTGATCCGTTGAATCCCAATCATTTCTGCCTGAAGCCCGGCATTGAGGCGAAGCTGGATGCTATGCTGACAGGCAAGTTTGGCATTTACGACAATGACTTCGGCACTGATTGGGAAATCGTTATCAGCACAATTTACGATTGGGTTCAGCAGAACGGTGCTTCGGTGGCGATTGTCGATAATCTGATGGCACTGGATATTCAGCTTGGCAATGTGGACAAATATGAGATGCAATCCCGAATTGCCAAAGAAAAATATACGTTATTTTTGAAAATCGCGTAAAAAACGGCGAAGAAATTGCCAGTTATAATGGAGGGGAAAGCTGTCATGCAGCAAAATAATAATTCCCCGCGGAGGAACAGATGAGCTTTACAATGAAAGATGCTTACAGCGTTATGCTGAGGGAGTACCCGGATGTAATGAACATCGAGCAGATGAGCCAAGCATTGGGGGTAAGCACCAAAACGGGTTACGGTCTGCTGAAAAGCGGCAAAGTTGCCTGCTTGAAGGTAGGACGCGCTTATCGGATTCCCAAGGCTTGGTGTGAAATGCGTGGGGTAACTGTCACCTCCGAGATCAAGCGTTTTGTTATGAGCGAGCTTGACAAATATTATGCCGAGCTTGACCGTCTGCATGAAGAAGAGATGAAAAATTGATTTTGGTTATCCTCCCCTTTCTTTGATTTATATTTGATTCTTTTATTTTGATATGGTATAATGCTTTTAACAGCAGATTGAATTTATCTGCTCGACAAATCGGGATTTGAGGAGGTAGGATTAGTTGAAAGTTATAAAGCGAAAATCAATAGGAACACACTTTTCAATGTGTGTTCAGCCTGCTTTTATTATTGGTACAAACAATGAGGATGGAACGCATAACTTTGCTCCAATTACATGGGTTAGCATAACCAATGAGAAAGAGAATGACTATTTATTAATTATCAGTATGTTTGGTACTAAAAGGACCAAACAGAATGTAATTAGAACTGGTGTTTTAAGCGTTAATCTTGTTAGCACAGATATGATCGAACTTATGGATTATTTTGGCACACATCATGCGAAGGATGGGAAGAAGGATGGAATTTCATATGATGTTGGTAGGGGAGAGATTGTGGATGTTCCTGTTTTGGAGGCGAGTAGGTGGATATATGAATGTGAAGTAGTTCAATCAATTGAAATTGGAGAATCAACAACCTTTTTCTGCAGAATAAGGAATATTCAAATAGAAGAACAGATGGAATGTAGAGATACACTTGATGTGAATCTTACGAAATTAGAACCTGTAATTTATTCGGGAATGTATCATAGTATTGGAAAATTACTTGGCAAAATAGGTGGATTTTTAAAATAGACAAATTCCGATTTATCGAGCAGTTCATAATCACAGCACTTTAACGGGTGCTGTGATTTTTTCATCACCTTAAAAATCCAGACCTGTCCCTATCCTGCATTTTGTTCTCCGCCTGCAAATCACGCCTTTCTTTTTCAGCTTTCTGCCGTTCTTCCTCTCTGCGGATATTCTCCATTTCCGCCTTTGCCTGTTCAAGCAAAACCTGAAAATCCGACTTCATGCGCACCTTGATGCGGCTTCCAAGCAGAAGTCTGCCGAAACGATGGAAGAATTTTTGAAATTGGTGTGAGAGAACAAGAAAAAATCTCGACAGACTTGCATCAGGCTCGAAACGGTGCTACGATGTACTTGTCCAACACCAGCGGGTGTTCATGCGGCGCGAAAAGGAGGTTGCTATGGTCGCAGGACATTTGCAAGAAAAGAACGGCTATTTCTATGCCGTTCTCAGTTACAAGGATGCACAGGGCAAGCGGAAAACTAAGTGGATTCCCACAGGCTATCTAATCCGTGGAAACAAGAAGAAGGCGGAAGCGTTCCTGATGGAACAGCGCCAAACCTTCCAGCTTCCGGCGGAAGATACGGAGGCAGTGGAGAAGGGCGAACTGTTTGCGGATTATCTGGAACGCTGGCTGAAAATCGCAAAGAGCACGATTGCGATTACGACGTACAGCTCTTACGACGGGATGATGAAAAGCACCATCGTTCCGTGGTTCCGCAAAACAGGCGTGACCATCACGGAATTGACAGCCCAAGACATTCAGGATTTCTACACAGCACAGCTGGCGCGGGTAAAGTCCAACACGGTGATTCACTATCATGCCCTCATTCATCGGGCGCTGAAATATGCGGTAAAGACAGACCAGCTTTCCGTGAATCCAGCGGATAAGGTAGACCGCCCGCGCAAGAACGGCTTCCAGCCTGCTTTTTATGACAAGGATGAAATCAACCAGCTTCTCGCCTGCGTAAAGGGGACGCTGATTGAAACGCCGGTCATGCTGGCGGCATTCTACGGTTTGCGGCGCAGCGAAGCCGTTGGGCTGCGCTGGAATGCCATCGACTTCCAGCAGAACACCATCACGATTCAGCACACGGTGATTGCGTGCAGGCTGAACGGAAAGTACGAGGTCATCGCCCGCGATACCACGAAAACGAAGTCAAGCCGCCGGACGCTGCCGCTTGCAGCGCCAATCCGGAAGTATCTGCTTGATTTGCAGGTTCGGCAGGCGGAGAACCGCAGACTTTGCGGCAACTGCTATTGCAAGGATTATGAAGGCTATATCT